TATAAGCTATGGAACTCTTAGAAATTTCTTAAATAATGATGTAAATATTATAGAAAAAAATAAAGCAAGAATGGGTGCTAAAGAATTTAAAGATACACATACTCCACATATAGTAAGAGATTTACATGATGTAAAAGCTGGGGATATATGGTTGAGTGATGGACATGATTTAGATGTTATTTGTTATACAGGAAGAAAGAAAAGTAATGGAGAAAGAGAAACAGCAAGACCAGTTTTAGTAGTTTGGCAAGACTTAAAAAGTAGAATGATTGTAGGCTGGAATATATCTTACACAGAAACAACTGAAAGCATAGCAATTGCATTAAAAAGAAGTATAGAAAATTATGGTGTTCCTGGTGCAATTTATTCTGACAATGGAAAAGCATATAAGAGTAAAGTTTTAAAGGGAGATGAAGAAAAAGAACTAGAAGGGATATATGCAAGTTTGGGGATACATGTAACACATGCTTTACCATATAATGCACAAGCTAAAGAAATTGAAAGATATTTTAGAGATTTTAGGGAAAATCTTTCAAAAAGATTTTATAGCTATGTGGGAGAAAATGCAGTGGCAAGACCTGAACACATGAAAAGTTTTGCAGGAAGAAAATTAGCTGTTGGTCTAATTCCAGAGCAACAAGAAGTTGAGGCAGAAATAGAAAGCTATATAAAAGAAAAGAATCATTTATTTTATGCAATAAGAAGGGCAGGAGGATTAAAGGCACATAGAGGAAAAGGGATGAATAATAGGACTCCATTGGAAGTTTTTAATGAAGAATATCCAATTGAGAGTAGAAGAATGATACCTGAGGAAAAACTAAGATTATTATTCTTATATGAGGATATTCGTACAGTACAGCAAAATGGAATAATGTTTATGGGCTACACTTATGAACATGAGCAATTGTATTTTCATCAAACTGAAAAAGTTAAAATCAAATATGATCCTCATGATTTACAAAGCCTTTATGTATATTTAGAAACAGGTGAATTTTTATGCAAAGCTAATAAACTTCAAGAAGCAGGATTTAATGATATTACTGCTATAAAAAGACATAAAAATAGACTTAAAAAAATTAATAGTTTAAGTTCACAAATATTAGGTATTAGAGAAAAAATAAGAGATGATAGTGGAGTTATTGAATTGAAAGAGAGAGAAAATATTATAGAAGCAGAAGCTATTGAAGATAAGACAAGTAAAGAAACTAAAAAGAAGGTTTATATTGATAAAGATTTATATGTAGAAATAGAATGAAAGGAGCAATAACATGGAGAATAGAGATAGAGAAATAATAAGTGAATTAGAGAGATTTGCAGAAGAAAGAAAAATAAGTTTCAGTAAGATAGCAAAAAATGTAGGAATTGGGAGTAGTACACTATCAGAATATAAGAAAGGAACTTATGTTGGAGATGTTGAAGCAATAAGAGAAAAAATAGTAGATTTCTTAAAAAGACATCAACAAAAAATGAGAAGAATAGATTTTACAGCTGATACAGAAGTAAAAAATAAAATATTTTATGCTGCTAATATTATAAAAAAGTATGTAGCTTCTAATGCAGTTGAACAAATAGTGGAGTCAGCAAAAATTGCTTATATATTTGGAAGAGCAGGAATAGGGAAAACACATGCTCTTATGGATTGGGTAAAGCAATATAAAGGAAGAGGAGTTTTTATAACAGCTGAAAATGGAATATCAGCTGTTGGACTAATCAAGAAAATAGCAAGAGAATTAAAGATAGATTATACTGGGTCAGCTGATACAGTGAAAGAAAGAATAAAAGACGCTATTAGATTTACAGAAACTATTATCATAATTGATGAGGGAGAACATTTAAAACCTGCAATAATTGATATAGTGAGAAGTATTGGAGACCAAACAGGTGCAGGGATAATAATTGCTGGTACAGAAGCATTAAAATCTAAAATATACTCACAAAGAAAAGAATATGAATATCTATATTCTAGGGCAGTTGTAAATATGAGTTTAAGAGATTTAAAAATTGATGATATAGCTAAAATAGTTAGAAATTTCTTAAAAAATGAAGTTGATTTATATACAGAAACTGAATTAACAAAATTATTTAGTTTAATAAATATGACTGTAAAAGGTTCAGCAAGACAACTATCTAACTTGTTGAGTTTGGCAAGTGATATTGCAAATCAAAACATGAGTTTAAAAATTACAGAAGATTCTATAAAAGCAGCGATTACAATGTTAGTTATTAGTTAGGGAGGGATAGTAATGAAAGATTTTACATTAACAGAAGTAGCAAAACAAGAACTTATTAAAGAATATGGAGAAAAAGCAGTAATAGTAGATGAAGAGCTTAATCAATTGGCGAAGCTATTGGTTAAGAGAAAAGATTATATAAAAGCTTTTAATAATGGAAATTACAAAGTAAAAGAAAGATATTATGAACTTATGGAAGAATCAAAAAAAATTATAAATAAAATTAATAAAAAAATTTAAGTTAAGGTAGTGTTAATTGAAATAGTGTTATTTTGAAAGTGTTCAAATGGCTTTCGAGGGAGGTTTTTATGAGTGATTGGGCTTTAGCTGGATTAGTTTTAGCTATGTTTATAGCAGGATTTAATGTAGGTCAAGATTTTAAATATAAGAAGTGGATTTTTAGAAAGAAAAGGGAATATAAATATTATATAAGTGGTATGTATTCAATATCAGGAACTATAATGTTTGCAGGTTGGACATCAGAATTTAACAATGAAATAACAAGTGAAGAATTAAAAAAAATTAAAGAGAATGAAGAAAAAAAGATGAAAGATAAGTATAAAACTTCTGATGCAACATTTGGAATTATTTATATAAAGAAATTAAAGGATTAACTATGGAATTTAAAGATTTATATAGGATCAATGGAATACTTTATGTATACAAATATAATAATGGTGTTTATGCAGTATTAGAGGATATATTAACAGGTTATGAAGAATTTATAAGGTTAGAAGAATTAAAAGAATATCAATATAAAAATGGAGGTAAATAATGGATTTTGATAAATTAACAGATGAAGAAAAAGAGGCAATGAGAAAGGCAGTATTAGAGGAAGAAAAAGCAAAGGAAGCTAAAAGAAAAGAAAAAATAAAAGAATATAAAGGAATTGTAGATGAAACAGTAAGAGAAAATTTTAATAAAGTTGAAAAACTTGCTGAAATATTAAAAAGTACAAAACTAGAAATTTTTAAAAGTTTTGAAGCTATCTTAGAATTAAAAGAAGAATTGTATGGAATAAAAGAAACTCAAAGAAGCCACACTTTTACAACAAGTGATGGAAGTTTATCTATAATAATTGGACATAGAATAATAGATTCTTTTGATGATACTGTACATAGTGGAATAGCTAAGGTAAAAGATTATATTTCTAAACTAACAACTAATGAACAACCAGAGTTGGAGAAATTAATAGATTTATTATTAAAGAAGGATAAAAATGGCAATTTAAAAGCTTCAAGAGTATTAGAGTTGGAAGCTATTGCAAATGAAAATGGTAATGAAACATTACTTGAAGGAGTAAAAATAATAAAAGAAGCATATAAACCAAGTAAATCTAGCACTTATGTTGAGGCTTATTATAAAGATAAAACTGGAAAAATGGTAAGTATTCCACTATCTATTACAAGTGTAATTGAGGAGAGAAATGGAGAAGATAAAGAACGGGCAAATTAAATATATACACATTTTAAAAAGTAAATTAAATCTAAAAGATGAGAATTATAGGGCACTTTTGGAAAGTAAATTTAACAAGAAAACATCTAAGGATCTCAGCTCTAAACAAGCTGAGGTTCTTATCAAAATTTTAGAAAGATTAATAAATAACTATGCAACTGATAAGCAAAAAAGTAAATTTAGTACTTTATACAATAAAGTTTATTATGAAAAAGATAAGCAAGACTTTATTGAAGAGTATTTGGGAAAAGGAAAAACAGAAAATAATATGAGTATTAAAGAGTGCAGTAAGCTAATTTATATTCTTGAAGAAATACTTGAATGGCAAGAAAAAAGAGGGATAAATGGAGAGAAAAATAGTAACAAATGAGGACTATAAATGGGTAGAAGAGCAGTTTATAATTGGAATGTTTCTTAAATTTAAAATAGATAAACATGAGGTACTAATTGGGCTCTTGAGAGATAAAAAAAAGATGTCTTTGTCATATGTTGTAATTGTTGACAATAAGGTACAAACTACTGAAAAAAACTGGGTACATATAGTAGAAAGAACTAAGTTTTCAAAGAAATATATAAATTTTTATGAAAAAACATTTGGTAAAGAATATTGCAAAGAAAAAGGAATGTATGAAAAATATTCATACACTCTCCCACTTTTTCCAAGTTTTACAGCTTTAAAAAGGATGTTAAAAAAACATAATGAAGTGATTTGTTTAGGAGAGAACAAATATATAGGATTTACAGGAGGAGAGAATGAAGGAAATTAATATAACAAGACATGCACTTATGAGATATGCTTCAAGAGTTTATAAATATCAAATTATCAATGACCGAACATTTGATATTTGGAAAAAAACAAATGAAGATAAAATAGAAAGATTAGAAACAGATTTAAAAGATGAATTTCAAGGAAGTGAGTACATCTGTACAGCAGCTTATGACACACATAAAAAAGCTGAATTTTTCATCAACAAAAATAAAATGATGACTTATGTAGTAGTGGGAGATAACATGGTAACTTGTTATCCAATAAATTATGATCTTAATGATGAAGGAAATAGAGCTATTTTAGAGGTATTATTGAATAATTTAAAAAGAGCTAGAATTGATGAAGATAACTTTGAAGATAAATATTTTAAAGAAAGAGATGACTTAAATAGAGAACTTGGATTACTTAAAGCTGAAAGTGAATTATTAAATTCTAAATTAAAGATTCTAAAAGAAAAACAAGTAAGAATTGAAGCAAGACAAAATGAAATAGCAGGAGAGCAGGTAGAACTAAGAAATATTATAAAAGTTGCTGAGGAAAAGATAGTGAGAAGTAAACTAGCTTTATAAGGAATAAAAATGGAAAGTCAAGAAGTTTTGGAACTTATAAGAGAAGCAAAAAAAGGAAATAATGAAGCTACAGAAACATTAATTGAAAGGTACTTGAACACTGTTAGAAAGATTAATTATAAGTGGGGAAATACAGATGACGGATTTCAAGAGGGAGTACTTGGAATCTACCAAGCTATTAAAACTTATAATGAAAGTTATAATACAAAGTTTATGACACATCTATATTTTCATATTGAAGCAAAAATAAGAAAATTCATTGATAAAGAAAGGTATAGAGTCCCTCAATATGTTATTGAAGGAATTAAAAAAGGAGAAAGAGAAAGATTATACTTTTCAGAACTAGAGAATTTTGAGATTGAGGATGAAAACATAGAAATAGATAACTTAGAAAATAAAGTTCTTGTAGAAAAGTTATTAAAGTATTGTACAAAACAAGAAAGAACAGTAATAAAATATTTATTTTTTGAAGATTATTCAGGAGAAGAAGTAGCTAAAAAACTTGGAATGTCAAGGCAGTGGGTACATAGTATAAAACATAGAGCATTTGAAAAAATTAGAGAAAATATTAAAAGTCCTAGAAATTTCTAGGGCTTTTTTTGTATATGTTTTTGACAAAACTTAGTAAATATAATACAATATACATCATAAATTTTATTAGGAGGGACAAAATGAAAAAAATTTTGTATGGAGTTATTGGAGTAATAGTAGTTATAATTTTGTTTTCAATGTTTGGAGGAAATGATAGTTCAATATCTAAATCCAATTCTGAACCAAGTAAAAAAGAGGAAACAAAAAAATATTTACAATTAGGGGAAACTGGGAAAAGTGGTTATTTTGAAGTAACTGTAAATTCAGTAGAAGTCGTAAATAGCAAAAAGATTGATGACTTTGAAAGTTTAAAACCTGAAAAAGATTCTAAGTACTTAATAATCAATATGACTTTTAAAAATGTTGATAAAGAAAGTAGAACAATCTTTGAAGGCTCTGTGTACATTGATTATAATGGTACCAAGTACGAATATGACCACACAGAAACATTCTTAGTTGATGGTTGGGGAGTTTTCTTTGATAAATTAAATCCTCTAACTTCTAAAACAACAAATATAGTTTATAAAATTCCTGCTGAAATAACAGGAGAAGCTGTATATAAAACTGGAAGTGGAGTAGATTTTAATCTAGGAACTATAAAATAATAATTAATAAAATATTTTTTGTTTCAAAGATAAAAAGGGCAAGTTAGATTGTCCTTTTTGTTTTTATAAAAATATTTCTTGACAAACAGTAATTAAAATTTTATAATAGGATATCCAATTTGGATATCCTATTATAAAAAGAAAGAGAGGTGACAGTAATGGAAAAAAAAGACAATCAGTTTAGAGTTAGACTAAGTCAGGAAGAAAACAATTTACTTGATTTATGTGCTAGAGAAACAATGTTAAAAAAATCAGATATAATTAGGTTAGGAATTAAAAATATAGCTGAAAAAGGAAAAAATGAAAAATATTTAGAGAAAATAAAAACTCTAAAATCTCTTTATGAAGAATGGAAAGTTTTAAAAGATGTTATTGCTAGTATAGCTATACAAAATGATCCATATTTTTCTCTATATAATCCTCCAACAAAGGGACTTAAAATTGCACAGATTCAAAGACAATTAAATTCTATTGAAGTTCAAGTGAAAGAACTATTATCAACTTCTGAGGATATGTTTGATAAAAAATCATCTGAAATAGATGAACATATTGAAGCAATGAAAGAAGAAATATTTGTGGCATATATACATATATTAATTGAAAAAGATAAAAGAATGCCACAAGAAAATCTGAAACCAAAAATAGAGGAATTTCAAAAACTAGCTGTAAAAAAAGTTTTTCTGATAGATGAAATTAAGAAATTCCTTATAAAAAAAGACTTGAAAGGGGGTAGAAAAATGTCTAAAGAAAATAATTATATCAATTTAAGTGAAGACTATGAACTTAATTATGCTTTAAAAAGAAATGGGAAAAGTGAAACTGAGCTTAATAGAAATCTCTTAAAAATAGAAATTGAAACTTATAAAATGGAAAACGATGTTTCTAATATTAGACATGATGAAGTAGATAAAATTATATCTAATTCTGATGGATATGAAGTAAAAGATTAAAAAGGACATTGTCCACCCTGAGAAAGTATACAATGTCCTAATGAGTAAGAAGTTTCCTACTTATGCAATATATTATAGCATATTAGGAAACTTCTATCAATTAATTTTGAAAGGAGTAAAATTATGAAAAAATTAGTTATAAAAGATAATTTAACAAGTTTAGAATTAGTGACTGAAATAAATAAGTTTAGAAAAAAAGAAGGAAATAAAAATGAACTTCTACATAAAAATCTTTTAACAATAATTCGTGATGAATTTGAAATAGAAATTTCACGGCTAGAAATTCAGCCGTCAACATATAAGAGTAGTAGAGGTAAAGAATATCCTTTATTTATCCTAACACTAAATCAGGCTAAGCAAGTTTTAATGAGAGAAAGTAAGTTTGTAAGAAGGGCAATAATCCAATATATAGAAAAGTTAGAACAAGCATTAAAAGGAACTGCTAAGGTGGAAATGACTAAACTACCTTTTGAATATAAAGTTGAAGTTAAAAATCAGTCTGAATTAATAAAAATATATCAAACTGAAAATAAAACTTATTATATTAAAGCTAAGGATTTATGGAGAAAGCTAGAAATTAACCAATATTTTAGAAGTTGGATAAATAAAAGAATAGAAAAATATGATTTTATTGAAGAATTTGACTTTATAAATATGAAAGATGACTATGCTTTAACATTGGATATGGTAAAAGAATTATGTATAATAGAAAACACTATAAATTCTAAGTTAATTAAAAAGTATATAATAATTTTTGAAAGACATTTAAAAGAAGAACAAATGTTAATGGTTGAGCAGATGAAAGAAAGATTTAAAAATAAAAAGGTAGCTTATATACTAAATCATAATAGTGCAGTAAGAAAATGTGCTAATGAAGTTATTGAATTTACTAATAGTTTAAATATAGGAAAAGTTATAACATCATTGAATAAGGAAAAAATTGTAAATTTATGTGTAATGTTGAAAGCCTATGCTTTTCCAATAGAAATGGATAAAAAATTTGGAATAAATGAAGATGGATTGATAGAATTTAATTACTATCCTATAATTCAAGTTTAAGGGGAGTTCATTATGAACTCCTTTTGTATTGTCAATTAAAGTAAAATATGTTAATATAATTAAGAGAAATACGACTAGGAGGAGAAAATGGCTAAGAAATATATAAGCGTAGCTCAAGCATCTAATAGGCTAAATGTTTCCATAGGGACGATATATAATTATTGTAAGACTGGCACATTAGGGTATAGGTGTATAAAAAATTCAAAAAGATATACTTGGCAGATTGACTTAGAAAGTTTAGAATTACTTGAAAAAAATAATTCACATAAAAGTATCCTCCAAGTTAAAAATGATTTTCAATATAGTTTATTTTAAGAGAGTTTTTAATTTTTAAACTCTCTTTTTTTATTGCAAATTTTATAAATATTACAAATATTACAACACATAAAAAAGAAAAAAGTTATAACAATATAGAAACAAAAATGGAGGTGCTTTATGGATTTAGAGTTATTAAAAGCTAAAAAGCTATATGCACAAGGAAAAACAGCAAAAGAAATAGCTAGTGCTTTAAATAAATCATTAGGCACTATCTATCGTTGGATAAAAGATAACAAAGAAGAATTTGAAGAAGCTAGGAAACTAGCAGGAATGACTTTAGATGATGTAGTTGATTTACTTGATGAAACTCACAAAAAAATATTAATAGAAATCTCTAAAAATCCTGAACAATTTCGAGATCCAAAAACTGCGGATGCTTTGGTCAAAGTTGCAAGTGTTGTAGAGAAAGTAACAGCAAGAAGTGAAAAGAAAAAAGAACAAGCTAAAAAAGAAGTTGAAGAAGAAAGAGGGGTGTTGATAGTTGATAATCTCTAAGAAAAAAAGGGAAATTAAACAAGTATCAGAAGTATTAACACCAAAATTTCATGAAGTTTATAAAGCTTGGAAAAGTAACAAGTATACAAAAATAGTTTGTAAAGGTGGAAGAGGATCAGCTAAATCAAGTAATATAGCTTTAATGCTAACACTTGATTTAATTAGAAATCCTATAAATATAGTTTGTATTAGAAAAGTTGGTGAAACTTTAAAGAAGTCTGTTTATGAGCAAATAAAATGGGCAATTAAGCAATTAGGAGTTGAAGACTACTTTGAATATAAGTTAAGCCCCTTAGAAATCAGATACACAGAGAGAGGAAATAAATTTATATTTATGGGAGTTGATGATCCACAAAAAAGTAAATCAATAGTTGATTCAAGTTTTCCAATTACAGAATATTGGTTTGAGGAATTAGCCGAATTTAAAAATGAAGATGAAGTAGAAATGGTACTTGATTCAATATATAGAGGAAAGTTAAAAGATAATTTAAGGTATAAAGGTTTTTTCTCATATAACCCATCAAAAATGAAGCATAATTGGGTAAATAAAAAATATGAATATACTTTTAAAGAAGATGATGAAATATTTGTACACCACTCAACTTATCTTGATAATCCATTTATTTCAGATGATTTTGTAAAAAGAGCTGAAACAGTAAAGTTAAATAACCCTATGAAATACAAACATACATACTTAGGAGAACCTATTGGAAATGGAATAGTTCCTTTTGATAATTTAGAAATTAGAACTATTAGCAATGAAGAAATAAAAGGGCTAGATAGATTTAGAAATGGAGTTGACTGGGGATATGGAGTTGATCCAATGGCATTTGTTCGTTGGGGATATGATAAGAAAAAGAGGATAATCTATGCTATTGATGAATTTTTTGGAGTAGGAATTAAAAATAGAGAGTTAGCTGCTTTTATCATATCAAAGAATTATGATGAATTAATTATGTGTGATAGTGCTGAACCAAAAAGTATAGATGAACTTAGAGAATATGATATCAGTGCTGCAGGAGCTAAAAAAGGAGCTGGAAGTGTTGAGTATGGAGAAAAATGGCTTGCTGATTTAGAGGCAATAGTAATTGATCCTAAAAGAACACCAAATATTTCTCGGGAGTTTGAAATGATAGATTATGCAACTGATAGAGATGGAAATGCTTTACCTCGTTTGGAAGATAAGAATAATCATAGTATAGATGCAACTAGGTATGCTTTTTCAAATGATATGAAAAAAGGAAAGTATGTTTATGAGTGTTAGAGAATGGATAAAAAAATGGTTTTTTAAAGATTGTTCAGTGATGACAGATGACAATGTAAATTTTAATCCAACCGATTATACAGCGAATATAGAATATAAAGCAGCCTTTATGCTTCCAATGTCCAAAAAAATTCAAGCTTGCCAAAATATAGCTATGGCAGTTTATAAAAAGACAAAAGATGGAAAAGGAAAGGATTTAGTTAAAGAACATGTGCTAAATGATTTGTTCAATATGATAAATCCTAATACTTCCTTTCAAGATTTTCTTGATTATCTCCTTGTATGGCTAGAAGGCAGTGATAATGGAGTTCTTTTAGAAGTTATAAAAGGAATCCCTTCTTTAAGACCTGACTTATATGTTCATTCCCCTTCAAATTTTACTGTCTATTTTGAAGGTAGACGAATAAGGGAAATAAGAATAAATAATCCATATAGGTCAATTGTAGGAGATGAGTTAAAAAACTATATGTGGATAAGAAGTCCAAACTACTTGAATATAATAGATGGAATAAATTCAAGTGGGATAGGAAGTGGATATACAAAGCATAATTCTATGGCTATGTATGGAGCATATAGTGAACAGGCTTGGAAATGGAATTGGAGTCTTGCTAAGAACCTTGGAAAACCAGGAGGAATTTTACAGACTGAGGGAGTTGTAGACAAAGAAGATAGAGAAGAAATAAAAGCAAGATATGCAGCACATTATGGAGGGTCTGATAATGCAGGAAAACCTATTGTGCTTGGTTCTGGATTAAAGTACCAAGACACTTCAAGAGCACCGATTGACAGTGATTGGTCTACTGCTGAGCAAAAAGCACATGAAAGAGCAGCATTAGCAAGTGGGGTTCCTGCCGAGCTTGTTGGAGGTGGAGAAAGTACATATCAGAACAGAAAGCAAGCTAAAAAAGAACTCTATCGTGAAGCAGTTATTCCATTTTTCAATAAATTAAAAAGTTGGTTAAATTATTTATTTTCAGAGTATTTAAAAAATGGAGAGTTCATTGACTATGATTTAAGTGGAGCAGATGAGCTTAAAGAAGACATTGGAGATGTCATAACAAAACTTGAACCTTTGAAAGATAGATTGACTATAAATGAATATAGAAAAATAGTATCTTTATTAACTGATTTAAGTTTAGGAGATGTTGAAGGTGGAGATGTTCTTTTAGTAAATAGTGGAGTAGCAACACTTGATGAAACAATAACTCCAACAACAACCGAAGGAGAGGAAGTTGATGATATTTGAAAAAGGAAGTTAAGAAAATAAGAACTTTGAAACTATTGGAAAAACGATTAACTGCGAGAAATAAAAAAATAATAGATAAAATTTTTAATGAATTTAAAGAAAAAATTGTAATTGATAATGCTAGTAAAAATGACTTAAAAATTATTATTGACATAGATTATGAATGGTTAAGAAGAAAAATAAAGAGTGGTTTAGAAACACTATATACTTTTACATTCGAGAGTACTTTAAAAAGCTTTCAAAACATATACAATAAAAAAATTAAAAGTAACACAATGAAAGGAATAAAAGATTATTTCTTAAAAAAATGGAATAAAAAAAATGCTGCAAAGCAAGCAACTAGAATTAGTAAAACGACTCAAATAAAATTAAATAAAATTATTACAACTGCTCAAGAGGAAGGAATAAGTCATAATGAAATGGTTGAAAAAATAGTAAAGGAAGTTAATGGAATGTCTGCACAGAGAGCAAGTACAATTGCTCGGACAGAAACAAGTAAATCTATAAATGCAACAAGTTTTGAAACAGCAAAAGGAATAATGAAGGAAAAATGCTGGATTCATGTTGGTGGAAAAAAGATGTATAGAATTCATCATAAAGCTATTAGTGGAAAATGGGTTGATATTAATTATAAATGGAAGTTAGAAAATGGAGTAGAAGCACTCTATCCACATGAAGATGGACTTCCAGCATCAGAAGTTGTTCGTTGTTCTTGTTTAATAATTTTTAGATAAAAGGAGATAAAATGCCAAAGAAAAAAAATAAAATGAAATTTTCTGATGAAGTTTTAAACTTTAAGTGTAATCTTGCAGAATTTAAAGAAGATGAAAATTCTAAAGGTAAATTTAAAGGACTTCTAGTTAATATGCAAGGAGATAACACAGCAAAAGGTATTTACAGATTTAAAACTGGAAGTATGAAAAAAAATGATGGTAAAAAATTATTTTTACAATATAACCATGAGGGTTCTCTAATTCCAATTGGAACTTTAATCGGAAAAGAAACTAAGGAAGGGTTTGAAGTAGAAGGAACATTTCACTTGCAGAAAGATGAAAGTGGAGCATATATAAATCCTGAAGCAATGAAAGTTTATTCATTAATGAAGGACTTAGGTGCAGAATTTGAGATGTCTGTTGGTGGAGTTATGACAAAGTATAAAGATTATGTTGAAGATGGGAAATATTATATTGATATTTTAGAATTTGATGCTTATGAAGGAAGTTTAACACCTAAAGCAGCAGTTCCAGGAAGCAGAGTAACAAGAGTTTTTGGAGAAGAAAATATAGGAGGAAATAGAATGGGAAAAGAGGAATTAATTGCATTATTTACAGGAATTTTAGAAACATTTAAAGCAGATTTATTAAAGGCAGGGACAGATGAAGAAATAGCAAAATTGCCTGGTCAATTCTCAAAACTTACAGAAGAATTTAATGGGTTAAAAGATAGTTTAGAAAAAGATTTAAAAGAAAATTTTTCTAAACAAATTAATGAATTAAATGATGTATTAAAAGGATTAAAAGCAGATTTTAAAGCAACTGAAGAAGAAGTAGATGATGCAGTGCAATTTAAAGCAATGTTGCTAAATGTTAAAGATAATGGTCAAAAAAGTGAAATTGTCTTTAATGAAGACAGTAAATTAGAATTTAAAGATATGACAGTTGGAGATGGTAAAACAGGTTCTACTACAGGAAAAGCAATAGTAACAACAACAATAGTAAAAAAGATTTTAGAGAGAATACAAGATTCTAATCCAGTTCTAAAAGATATAACATTTATTACTACTGATGATGCGGGGATAACAATTCCAAGAGAAATGGCTGGTTTACCTGAAGTTGGATGGGTAGGAGAAGTTGAAGAAAGAAAAGATACTGCTGTAACAAAAGTTGAAAATATAACTGTAAATATATTTCAATTATATGCTTTACCTGTTGTTACAAATAAGCTTTTAGCAACAAATTATGTTGGTTATGCAACATTCTTATTAAAGAGAGTAGAATATGCTCTTGGCTTGAAGTTAGCAGATTCTGTTTTTAACGGAAGTGGTACAAATATGCCATTAGGAATTTTACAGGATACTGCTGTAACAAATCAACAAGAAATTGACACATCTGATGATGCAAAATTTATAGAAAGTATAATAGATATCTATTATTCAATTCCTACTGATGTTGCTAAAGAATCAAACTGGTATATAAGAAGAGAAACATGGCAACAAATTAGTAAATTAAAAAATACTAACAAAGATTTTTACATAACAGATTTAAACACAGGAAATACAAGAACATTAATGTCAAGACCTGTTGAATTAGTAGAATCAGAAGGTTCTGGATTAAAAACATTAAAAGAAGCAGTTGCAGCAACAGATCCAGTTATGGTTTTTGGAAATGTTAAAGAAGGACTTTTAGGAATAGAAAATCCAAAGATGACTATGAAGCTAGAAGATCAGATAACATCAAAAGGACTAACTAAATATTATATGGAAAAAGGTGTAGGTGTTGGAGTACAACTTCCTGAATATTTTGTAAAAGTAGTTAAAAAAGCCTAGTTAAAAAAGCTCCTGGTATTTATATCAGGAGCTAAAAATAGGAGTAAGTGATGGATAAAGAATTAGGATATGACTTAAATATAGCTAAAAGCCTTACAGGAATAGAAGATGAAGAACTTTTAAAGTTCTATATAAATAGTGTAATTCTTAAAATTGAAAGGGTTATAGGTTATAAGCTATTAAAAGCCAAAATAACAAATTTGATTAGTGGACTTAATACAAATTATGTATTTCTTCCTGAAAAGAAAATTGAACAGGTTTTGAACGTTAATAGAGGCTGTAAAATACTTCCATTTAGTTATATTAACAGAAAAGTAATTTTTGATGAAATAATTTCTAAAAATTCTTATGTTGAAATTCAATATATTGCTGGGTATGATGAAATCCCTTCAGATATTCTTCTTTTTATTTGTTCAATAATTAAGGAGAATATAACAAATGAAGACGGATTAAAATCTTATGCTATAAGAGGGATAAGCTATACTTTTCTCAATAAAATAGAACAGTCAGACAATTTTGTAAGAGGAGTAAGAGATTTATTTGGGGTTGTAGAAATATGACAATTTTAGATATTTGTAAAGAAATTGACTACTTAGCTAATCATAGAGTTGAAATTGGAATTCTAGCTATTGATAGAGAAAAAAAAGGAAAAGAGAATAAAGCTACAATTCTTCAATATGCCATATGGAATGAATTTGGAACTAAATATATTCCTGCTAGACCATTTATGCGTAATGCTTTGGATAATAACAAAGAAGCTATAAGTAAATTAATAAAAAATGCTGTTGCTGATGTTGTAAAAGGAAGCATTAAAGGAAAAGAAGCTCTTATGAGAATTGGTGAAGATATAAGAGGAAAGGTTATAGTAAGTATTGCAACAGCAGGGCAATGGGCTGTAGCAAATGCAAAAAATACTCTAAGAATAAAAACTAAAAATGGTCAAATTAATAATACAAAACCACTTCTTGACAACAGATTTCTAATAAAATCTATCAGGTATCAAATAGTTGATAAGAATGGTTCAAATATCTATTTAAGTGAGTTCAAGGATGTGTAGGGATGGATAATGTTATTTTGTTAAATAAACATAAAAGAAATATAAAGGTTATTTCAAGAAATGGAAGATGGGAAAAAGGAAAATATATAGAAAGTACAGTAGAAAAAACAATAAAAGGTACGTATATGCCAGTATCTACGGATACTTTAAAATATTATCCACAAGGTTCTATTACATTAGAAGATAGAGAGTTATTTACAAAGGAACTATTAAAAAGTGAAGATATAGTTCTAATAAATAATGAGGAATTTAAAGTAGTTGAATCAACTGACTTTGATTATTTGGCTGATATAAAAATATATCTTTTAAGAAGGAGTACAAAAGATGATTAATAGAATTATTGAACTCTTAAATAAGATAGGAGATATTCAGATAATTCCAGCTTATTCAGAGCACAAGCCACCAGAAAAACCTTATTCAACATACTCTATTATTAGTCTAAATAGTGCAGATTTTTTTGGAGAGCATGAAAGTAAATATATAGAAAAAGAAAATATATATATTGAAACTGCTGAATATAGAATGTTAGGAAGAATACAGTTTGATATTTATTGTAATAGTCAAGACGAAACAATTGAGAAAGCTACTAATCTAAGAGAAATAATTCTTTTTAAATTAAGATATGAGTGGAGCAGAATAGGAGTTGGAATTGTAAAACATTCTGAAATAAAAAATCTAAATGAAATTATAAATTCTAAATATGAGTATAGAAGTAGTTTTGACATAGTATTTGAATATATAAAATCAACAAAAGAAAGAGAAGTTTCAATTGTAAATGAAATTGAATTAATTGCTAACAAAAAAGGAGGAAGTAAATGAGTAATACATATAGAGAGCCAGTAAAAGTTATTGTGGAAAAAGAAGTAGCCTTAACAATAGCATCTTTAAATAAAGTGCTAATAGTAACTGATGATAAGAATGCTGATTTTAAATATTACAACAATTCTAAAGATGTAGCGACAGACTTTGGAAATAATTCAAAAGTTTATAAACTTGTAGAAGCATTTTTAGGACAGAAAGATGGTGATGGGAATATTCTTAAACCAGATTTTTTTGCAATAGTTGGAGTAGAAATTGCAGAAAAAGCAAAAGCTGGTGAAAAGTTAAAGGAAGTTTTAAATGAGAATTTAGATAAAGAATGGTATGCTTTTCTGACAACTTTTGATAGTACAGATACTATTAAAAAGATTAGACCTTTTTTAACTGAAAACAGAAGAATTTACATAACAGAGGTAAAAGCTTATCCAATAGAAGATACAATGAAAAGTGATAGAATTATAGCTTTTTGGTCTCCTAAAATGGATATTGAAGAAAATAGAGAATATAAAGCCGCTTCTTACGCTGGAGTTGTAATAACAAAAGGAGCAGGTTATAGAGTTTCATTAATTGAATTAGCTGGTGTTACAGCTGATACAGAACTTTCTAAAAAAGTGGAGCTAACTAAAAATAATATAACTTTTCCTGAAAAAAGAACCTCTGAAAATTACATAGTTGCAAATGGAGGAAAAGCACTTGATGGAACTTATCTTGATGAAACAAGTGCACTAGATTGCATAATTGTAAATATGAATGAAAACCTTGAAAAAGTCTTAATAAAAAAAGGTTTTAAGCAAGATGATAGAGGTTATGCACTTATAGAAGAGACTCTTCATAAAGTTATGAAAGAGATGGGAGAGCAAGATCTAATAGCTATAAAAGATGAAAAATATGAATATATAGTTTATCCAGTAACTCAAACAAATACTGAAAGAGAGCAAAGACTTGTTAGACCAAGAGTTTTATTTAGATTGGCAGAATGGGGATATTTTGTAGACTTAACTTTACAAAAAACATTTAAGGATATAGGTGGTAAATAATGGCTAATTTAGTAGATTTAAGTAAAAAAATACTAATATTTAATGGATACACATTAAAAGATATTAGAAAAATAACAATTGCAGCACCTGAGGATAGATATAAAAAATCTGAAAAGTCTCTTACTGGGAAAAGAAGAATTCTATATTCACCTGATCCAAACTTAGATATAACAGTTACTGTTCCTGTTGGCACTGAGGATGAAAAAGTTTTATTAACTGCTTCAGATGCAGTAATAAAAGGAACAGGATATTTTAGAGATTCTTCTGTTGAAAAATATAGCAGAGGAGTTTCTATTGAAGAAATGGCTGTTAATAAAGGTGAACTTACTGGTGATGGTGAATCGGATGAAAGAGAATTTACATTAGTTTGTACAGGAGTAACAGAGGTGATGATTTAATGCAAAATACAGATAAGAAAAAAGATTTTTTAAAATCTTTGGAAGATAAAAAAGTATCAAATGTGGTATTTAAACCAGAAGGATTAGGAGCACTTGAGTTTGATATAGTGATGACAGGGAAAAATTTTGAAACTACTTCTATTCCTTTTAGAATTGAAAGAATCTCTACAGACTCATTTCTAAAATTTTTAGATTTAAAAAGTGATATAGAAAGAGCTGAAAAAATTCTATTAAATTTCATAGCATTTCCTATTGAAGCAAGAGATAAAGAGTATTTTAATTTAGATATGGAAGCAATGACAAATATATCTACATTAATTGTTGACTTTCAACAAACTCCCTTTCTATACATTGAAAGCTTTAGAGAAAGAAAGACAGAATAAGCAGAAATTATTTGATATAGCTTTTGAAAGTAAAGTTAACTATTTCAAAAAATCTTTTGAAGAATTATGTATAGAAGAAAGGATGCTTTTAGAAGTAGCTTGGAATAATTATGCTGAAAGAAAAAATAAATAAGGAGGAGAAGTTAGATGTTAGAGCAGTTAGCACTAAGTTTTAAAGTTATAGGTAATGGCTTAGAAAGTATGAAAAAAATAGATGTACAACTAAGTACATTAAAAAATAAACTAAGTACATTTCAATCAAAACTTAGTAATTTTAGAAATAAAATAGGCTCTATCTTTAGTCAGATAAAGAATAAAATAACTTCTTCTATGAGTGGAGCTTTTTCAAGAATCAATAATGGTTTGAATAGTGTTCGAAGAGGCTTTAAAAGGTTTGGAAATTATGCTGTGCAACAATTTGAACGAAGTAAACAAAAAGCCAATGGTTTAATGGGAGTCTTTAAAAAATTATTAGGAATGATTGCAGCAGGAATTACTATAAAAGCTTCAATAGATGGAGCAAGTAGTATGGAACAGTTTAGAAATACATTAGAAACTGTATTAAAAGATCCTAATAAGGCAAGGAAAAAATTAGCCTGGGCAAATAGATTTGCAAATAAAACTCCTTTTGAAAGTCAAGAAGTTGTAGAAGGGATGACTAAGTTACAGTCTTATGGGATAGAAGGAGATAGAATACTTAAAACTACAAATAGGACTTATCTTGAAATGATAGGAGATATGGCAAGTGGTATGGGGAAAAGTTTTGACCAGGCTATAGAAGCTGTTGCAGATGCTCGGACAGGAGAACTTGAAAGATTAAAAGAATTTGGTATTACAAAAAATATGATCGCTGATTTTGGAAAGAGTCAAGGAATAGAGATTTTCAACAATAAAGGTCAAATAAAGGATATGGAACTATTCAATAAAACACTATTTGAAATGATGAACTCAAGATTTGGTGGAGCAATGGAAAAACAAGCTAAAACTTTCAAAGGAGGATTATCTACAATTAGTGGTGCTTTTAAATCTGGACTTGCAACTTTAGCAGGAGTAAATGAATTTGGAGATATTGTTGATAATTCACCTTTCCAAATATTAAAAGATAAAGTAATAATACCTTTTTCTGAACTTTTAGTAAAACTACAAGAAGATGGAACATTTACAAAATGGGCAGAAAATTTAGCAAGTGTATTTGAAGAAATAGTTAATATTGGTGGGAAAGTAATAGATTTTGTTGTTAGATGGAAAGAAGTTTTAATCCCATTAACAACTGCCTTCGCTGGAATGTTAATTATACATGAAGTTGTTAAAGGAATAGGTGCATTAAAAAATGCAATGAGTTTTACGATGAATCCGTATATGTTGGCAATAGGAGCAGCAATAGCTATTGGCGTTTTACTATATAGAAACTGGGATTTAATAAAAGCTAAATTTTTGGAATTTAAAGATTATCTTTATTCAAAAATACAAGATATTAAGAATTTCTTTATAGAATTAAAAAACAAAGTTGTATTAGCATTTTTTAGTATGATTGATTGTATCAAATCTTTTGGTGAAAAATTAAAGAATTTCTTCATAAAAATAAAAGATAAATTAAAAGCTTTTGGGTTAGCTTTATGGGAGCTTGGAAAAAGAATATTTATGCTTTTCAGTCCATTTGGTTGGATAATTAGGATAGGCAAGCTAATTATGGAAAACTGGGATTTAATAAAAGCTAAGTTTTCAGAATTAGGAAGTTATCTATATTCAAAGATATTGGATATTGTCAATTTTTTTGTAAGTTTAAAAGATAAAACAATAGGTATATTTTTAAAACTTGTAGAAATGTTAAAAGGTGTGTGGGATACAATAAAATCTACAGCTTCAGCAGCATTTGACTTTATCTTAGATTATGTTAATCAGATATGGGAGAAAATAAAAGGATTCTTTTCAAATCTTGGAAGTAAAATAAAATCTTTACCAGGAATTAGAGTTTTCTTTAAAGAAGAAAAAGATGGAGAAAAAGATAATATAGATGGAAGTCATAGGTCAGGACTAAGTTATGTCCCAAGAGATGGGTATGTTGCAGAACTTCATGAGGGCGAAAGAGTTCTTACAAAAGAAGAAAATTCTAACTATAGAAAAAAAACTTTTTTCAAAGGGGTTAAAGAAAAAATAGAAGCAACATTCAGTCCAAATTTTGTAATAGATAATGATGAAAATGTTATAGAAAATAAAACAAGAAATGAAAATAATAATTTAGTTATAACAAATTCAAAATCAACAAGTAACTATAAAAATAATGGAAAAGCTGTTAATTTAACTATCCATTTTCATATAAAAGAAGCTTTAAAAAATGAAGTTGATTATAACAAAATAGCAGAAATGATAGTTGAAAAATTTGAAGAAATAGAGTTACAAGGAGAAATAGCTAGGGGGAATATTTAATGTTTTCTATAAAAGATTTAATGGGAAAAGCAAATAATTTTTTAAATTCTATTAATTCAGTTAATGGTAAAACAGGGAATTTAGTGAAAGAAGTCCCCCCTATAATCTTAGGAAATATAAATCTTGAATTAGTATCAGATATTAGTGAAAGTTATCAAAATGATGTTCCAGTTATTCCAATAGATGATGGAACACAAATTTCTGATAATATTTCACAAAACCCATTAACTCTTTCTTTTAAAGTTCAGCTTGCTGGAGATAATCATAAAGAAATTTTTGAAAAAATTCTACAAATGAGGGATAAAAGACAACTCGTAGACTTATATATGATTAAACTTTATAAAAATCTTGCAATAACTGGAATAGAGGTTACTATTGAATCATTATATTATATTGAGTTTACAATTTCTTTTGTGCAAGTACAAATTGCTAATATACAAATGATACCATCACCAAGTAAAAAAGCTAAACCAGTTGTTTCTAAAAAGACAAAAATAAAAACAAAAGCTAAAAAAGGAAGTATTTCTAAAACAAATGTTTCTAAGATAAATAAAGGAAATAATAGTTGGGAAGGAGATTTACAGAGTGAAAGTATTAAATTACCAAGTTCCTAAAAGAGGTAGAGAATGAAAATAACAATTTTGAAAGACTCTATTCCTTATTCAACAGATGTAACAATTAAAGATAAGACATACCAATTTGAATTTATTTTTAATAGTTATGACAGAAGAATTTATATAAATTTATATGATATGGATGGAGTATTAATATATGCTAACGAACCAATTATGTTTGGGATTCCATTATGGTTTAACAAGCTTGTAGATGAAAAAGCTAATTTTAATCATAATTTTCCAGAAGTATATATAATTCCAAACACAATTGATAGAACAATTAAAAAGATTACTTTTGATAATATAGATGAAGTAGAACTTATAGTGGAGGATTAATTATGCAAACCTTTATTGCAAATAGACCTCTTTTTCCAAGAAATAGTTTTTTAGTTATAAATGATGTTAAGCTAAATGATCACAATAACAATGGACTAAAATTTACTGTTGAAGCAAAGAGTGGAGAAGAAGGGAAAGTAGGGACAGCTACTATAAAAATATATAATTTAAGTCAAGAAATAATTGTTGGTTCAGAGATAGAATTGTGGTTTGGTTATGACACTGATGTAGGTTATTACTCAAAGTATGAAGTAATAAAAAAGAAAACTATGAAAGAAGATGCTTCTTTTATACAAGAATTAATATGTTCTGAAAGGACTAAGAAAAGTAGTAAATTAGTATCTGTTAGTATAGATGGGAATGTAAAAATATCTGATGCTATAAAAGAAGTTGTAAAAAATATGGGACTTAATTTAATAAGTATGGAATTACAAAAAGATAAAACTTATACAAATGGCTATACATGTTATAATCAAGGCTTTAATGAATTAAAAGAACTTGTGGAAGATTCAAATAGTAAGATGACTCTAAAAGGTGATGATTTATATATTTATACAGATAAACAAAATAATTATTCTATTTATTTAAGTTTTGAATCAGGGTTAATTCATAATCCTGAAGAAGTGGAAAAACAAGAGAAAGAAAGTAAAATTAATAAAAAATCTGATAATAAAAAAGAAGAAAAATGGGGAAAAGAAAAAAAGAAAAAAACTATAAAAGAAGGAAATAAATATGATTATTCAATAGAATGTTTTCCAATACACTATTTAAAAAAGGGAGACATACTTTATGTTTCAAGCGATAAATTAGAAAGTTTTGTTCAAATAGAAGAGGTTGATTTGAGTTTAAGTGATGACTGGAATATGAAATTAGGAGTAAAGATAGTAAATGATGGAAGAAATAAAAATAATCTTAGTAAAAATTCAAAAAATTAGAGAAGGACGATTTGTAGATGCAATTCCTTTATTTTCACCAAATGGAGTTGCTTTACCAGTTTTAAGAAATGTTCCAGTAGCTCTTTTTGGTGATTTAAAAGATCATATAGATTGGAATGTAAAAGAAGGAGATATAATGCCTTATTTTGTACTAACTTATGATATTTCTTCTTACATTAGCCAAGCTTCTTTAGAAAATATGGATTCTAATAGAAGAAATAATCTAAACAACGGATTTATATTACCTTTTACCATTCCTAATATGACAGAAAATTTACACTTTCCTGAAGATATAAGAATAATTGGAAATCGTTTAGAAAAAGGAAATGTTGATTTAACAGGTGATTCAACTCAAAAAGGAGATGTAAATATAACTGGGAATACGAATCAAATAGGAAATACTGCTCAAACTGGGAATATACAAACAACTGGATCAATATCTGCTACAGAAGATGTCCAAGCTGGGGACAAGAGTTTGAAGAAACATAGACATAATGGAGTTACTTCAGGAAATCAAACTTCAGGAGGAGTTGCATAATGAAAGCTCTTAAAATGAATGATGGAGATATTGTATTTGGATATGTTACTGAAATTGATGAATTTTGGCAAAGAGCAGTAAATTCTTTAAAAATCTATAATATTGAATGTTTTTATAATGAAAGTTTAGGTTTAGATATAAAGATGATAGATGAACAAAAAATATCAATTTATAAGCTAGAACACATAACTTCAAAATTAAAAGAATGGTATAAAGATGAGATTGAATCAATAGAATATGAAATTATTTCAGAGAAAGAAAGAACACTTAAAGCAATTTTAAAAATAACTCATAAAGAATATAGTAAATTAGAAAAGGAGGTAATAATAAGTGGAAAAGCTAGAAACTAAAGGTTTTAATGGACTTATGGAAATGGCACAACAAGAAGCACAGAAAAAAGAAAATTTTGGTTCAGACTTTAATGTTTCTGATACAGGAGATTACTACAAACTAATAGCTCCTTTCATTTATTTATGTACTTACTTAGAAGATAAAATAATTTCTGTTGCAAGAGGACTTAATATTTACACAGCACAGGGAACTGAACTAGATAATTTATTATATTTTTTTCCTAGAAGGCTAGGAGCGAAATCTTTCTTAAGATGTAGAATTACAGCAACTCAATTTGTTGATGTTTCTGAAAGGGAAATATTAATTCAATCAGAAAATGGAGCGAAGTTTGAAAATATTGAAGCCTTTGAAATAGATTCTTCAAAAACTAAATTAATAACCTTTCAAAGTGTGTTCGAGGGACAGAATTCTAATATTCAAAAAAATAAAATTGAAAAGGTTTTGAAAGCTCCAGCTTACATTATAGATGTACAAAACTTAGAAATAGCAGAAGGTGGATTAGATGCAGAAACTGACTACGAATATTTAAAAAGATATTTGGCAGTAAATGGGGCAGGAGATTGGAATTTACAACCTGTCTTAAATGCAATAAGAAAGCTACAAGGTGTAAAAAGTGCAAATGGAATTAGAAATAATACATTAGTTACTGATAAATATGGAGTTCCAGCAAAATCTATTTGGATAGTTGTAGATGGAGGAATTAAAGAAGAAATTGCTCAAACAATTTATAAACATATACATACACCAGATACAAAAGGATCTATTGAAGTAAAAGTTCCAACTTCTGTAACTAATCATGAAGAGTTAATCAGATTTGATAGACCACAAGAAGTAGAAATAGAATATAACTTGATTATTAAAAGTCCTGATGAACTAAAAATAAATAATTTATTAAAAGACTATATAAATAATTCAGGGCTTGGTGCTTTACTTTCACCAGGAGCATTTTTATCTGAATGGATGTGTGGGAAAGGCTTTAAATACACAGACTTTGAATTAAAATTTAGAAAGAAAAATACTCTTGAATGGAAAATATCACTTCAATTAGAGTTTAACGAGATTCCTAAAAAAATCTAGGAGGGGATATGATAGATGAAGTAATTGAAGGATTACCTTTACACTTTCAAAAAGAAAATAATATAAAAATTTATAGAACATTAAAACCTGTAATTTCATATATTGATGAATTAATTGAAAATTTAAAGAATCAAACATCTCTTCTCAAATGTAGTGGAATTTTTCTTGATTTTATGGGAGAACGATATGAAGAAAAGAGAAATTTAAGAGAAGATGAAGAGTATAGGCAAGCTTTAATAATAAAGAAATTAGCATTAGAAGGTTTTCCAAATACTGAATTTCTATTAAAGATAACAAGGGAATTAACAAAAAATGAAGTTACAGAAATAAAAACAAGGTATAAAAATGAAGTTGCAAGTCAGTTATTTAGATTAGATATGGTTGATAAACTTAAAAATATTAATCTAATGCCTGATCTCAACAAAATTTGTGAAGCTGGAGCAAAAATGTATTGGGATTTAGAAATCATTAATAATTCATCTGAGATTAGAAGTTTTAATGTAATTGAATGTATAAAGAAAATTGAAATAACAGCAGATTTTAATCTAAATCAGACTATGAAAATAACTTCAGAATCAAATATGAATAATTCAATAGGTTTTACTAAAATTATTGAAATTAGGGGGTAAAAATGAGCTATTTTAAAGCTTTAAAGTTGACTAAAAAAGGTGAGCAATTACAAGCAAAAGTTAATGGAAATTTGTCAGAAACCTTAGTTTTTACAAGGGCTAAATTAGGAGCAGGAACTATTACTTCTGAAGATGAAATAAGGTTTTTAACAGATATAAAAGAAATGTGGGGAACTGCAAATGTAAGTAGTTGTAAGATTGAAGGAGAAGACAAAAATAGAGTTGCTTTAGAATTACAGTTTTCTAATGCTGAATTAGTAGAAGATAAAATTTTTAGAGAAATTGGACTTTTTGCAAAAGGAAATGATAATGAGGAAATATTGTATGCTTATGCAAACGCTGCTGATAAGTACGATTATATACCTCTTATGAAAGATAGTCCTCATTCATTTATTATTGTAATTTCTTTTATTATAGCTAGTGGAACAAAGATAGATGCAAATATAGATCTAAATAGTTATGTATCTTTAAAAAAATTTAATGAAGAAATGGCTAAAAAAGCTAATAAAACTGATAGAGCAAGTACAGAAGAATACGGACTTACAAAATATGGAACAGAAGAGGGAACATCACTAGAAGGAAATAAGTTTGCTCAAATGACTGGAAAAGATTATGGTGGAATTTTAAATATTGCTGGGCAAAAGGAAGCAGGAAAAGCATACTGGGATAATAATACAAAAAAGCTATATATTTGTAAAAATAATAATAATGATATATCACCAAACGTTAACAATTATGTTCCGTTTGACTCCAACTCACTTTTGGAGAGATTGGAAAATTTAATTACTTTTAAATCAAAAAATGATTTAAAAATTCTTAAAATTGGAAACATGGTTGTAGAAAATATTTCTATTCCTGGTGGTACAGGAATTAGAACAGGAATTATAGAAACAGATTTTAAAGAAATAATTTCTATAACATTAACTCCATATATTTCTTATGGGCAACAAGTAGATACTTCACAATCTGTCCATGACGACAATAACTATATTATTCAAAATAAAAGATTAAGAATTTACTGCAATGGGAATCAAACTGTTGATATTTGCATTGTTGGGTTAATTTAATATTAAATTAGAACACAAGAAAAACTGATAAATTTTAAATATAAAAGACTGTATAAGATATTTTTACAGTATTTGCTTTCGCATTATCAACACAGTCTTTTACAAATGTGAATGATGTATTATTAAAACCACTCAAGTACACATTTTCTAGAGTAGTTGCTGTTCCAGTTTTGTAAATGTTTATAGCAATTCCTAAAACTTTGT